GTTTGGATAAAGTAAACTTAAATCCAACTGGAGAAAGTAAACTGATATTTGCTGGTAAATTTTGCATTGCTGACATAGATTATTATCCTATTATGCGACTGCGGCTTCAACAGATGGAAGATCACCACTTGGTGTAAATGCTTCACAAATCCATTGTTCTGCGGCTCCACCCTTCATACAAGTAAATTTCATCAATGTTCCTGCAACTGGATCAGCTTGTGTTCTAACAACATCACCACCAGCGACATCTGCACCAGAGGTTCCAGCATCATTTCCATATAGATAAATTGTATCACCCGAATCGCCGTTTGTTTTAATTTCCAAGTTATTTGTTCCACTAAATGCAGTAGTAATAGCAATGTCTACAAACCATCCTTCTTCACCAGCAGCAATTGCGGGGAGAATTATGTCCAAATCAAATGCTGCACCAGTTACACCAATAATTGAACCAGAATGAGCCAAAGAGAGTGTTATTGATTCATCATCAGCAGCGGCGGTTACACCATAGAATGGCCTTCGGAAACCGAATCCACCCTTTCCGGCAGTACCCGCTAATGAAGATGCTCCTGTTCCCGATGATGCTACAATATTTGTGGCTCCATCGTGAATACGTGCAACTTCTGCACCATCATATTGATTAATAAGTACATCTGTTGTATCAGTTATACCCTGAACTACTCTATTTGGAGTTAATACTAATCCATGAGTAGTTTGTGATAGAACAATCCATCCAGAATTTGAATACATTAAAGTTGCTGATTGTCCTACTGTATTAAAAGTAATTGTATTATATCCATCATTAGCAGTAGCAACAGGAGTAAGTGTACCAACTGGATTTGTAGTCCAACTATGAATTCCACTACCAGCATTTGTATAAGCTATTGCTGTTCCACCTGAAGTTAATGCTAACTTAAAAGTATCATCTGTCTTATCTCTTACAAAATAATCTACACCAGCAGATAAACCAGTTGGTAATGTACCAGCGGAGGTTACTTGAATTATCTGTGTATCTATCAATCCATGAGCTTCACTTGTAACTAATAAACCTGATGAAGAGGTGACAGTAAAAGCTTTTGCTGCAGTGGTTGCAGCAACTGTACATACTAGAGTTTTTATCTGTCCTTGAGATCCTGCCGCGAGTGTAAATGCTACTGTACCAGTTACAGAAAGAAATGATATTGGTGAGGTAATATCTATTGCACCACTAGTATAAGTGATAGGAGCTTGAGAAAATCCTAACCATGATGGTATCTTATTAAAAAGGGTTCCTAAAGTTAATTTTTTATTCGATGGATTAATTGATGGTTCAGCAACAAGAAGTGCTAAATCTGTAGAAGCGGGCGCTTTTGCCTCTACCAATTCTATGATTTTATTATCTGCCATGCTCCACCTCTTTCTGATTGAATAAAATTATTGGTTGTTGGATACGTTCCCTTCTATATTATTTAGTCAGCATAAAAAAAGGGGCGGACACAAATTGTGACTCGCCCCTTTGATAGAACCAATTGGGTCCCCCTCTAGAATTACATCAGGTTAGAAACCTTAACAATTCTGTAGTAGTAGTTGGTTCCGGCTGCAATTGTTCCTGCACTAGAAGCAGTTGCAAATGGATTTCCTACCATACCGTAGCGGGTTTTAAAACCAATCTTAGGCTGGAATGAATTTTCACCAACCGCACGCACCATTTGTAGTGGTACATATGGGCAGTAGAAAATACCTGCGTCATAAGCACTGGCTCCTTTATATCCAACAACAAAGAAATTTGTTGCGGATGAACTGAAATATGGATCTACATAAACTTTGTAGCGACCATTCAGTGTACCAACAAAGGAATTACCTGTGTCATCAACTCCTGATCCGTCCATCACGCCTGCCATAGCAAGTGCGGATGCGACATCTGAGGAAGTGAGTATGACGTTACCTTTACCACGTCGTGTTGCTTTTGCGACTGCATTAGCTTCACGCTCAATCTGGAACATCAAACCTTTGAATTTCTCAACTGACCAACGGCCATTAGAGTCTGTGTCAAGGTCAAAAATACCAGAACTTGTGGTATTATGAGCAGCACCAGTTGTAGCAGCAAAATAGATGTTGTGAACAACCTCACGGTTAATCTCTGCAAGAATTTCTTGTGAGAGAATATTTGCGAGTTCTGTTTCAGCATCTAGACCATGAACAGCTTTCAGGTCTTGAGACAATTCCATTGAATATTCACCCTTCAATGCTCTTGTCTTTGCTGTAACGGCAACTCTCTCAATTGAGAATGCCATTTCCTGGAAATCATCTCCATGAGTTCCAGAAGTTCCAGTAATACCCAAGCCTTCACCAGCAGCAGTTGCAACGCCGCCAGCTACATTGTCTGCAGAACCACCTTGAGCAAAGTCAGTACCGGCTGAGCCTGCACTTGCTTGTGTTCCAGTAGTTGCTGCACCAGCATGTGTAACATCAGATTCATTGTAGAAACTTTCAGTACCGGTTGATTGTGAATCATAACGTGCTCTCATTGCGAAAATAAGTCCTGTAGGTCCTGTCATAGGCTGGACACCACAGATATCATACGCAATAAGATTAGGCATTGCTCTGCGAAGCATCGAAATCAAGACAGGATCTTGATACTGGATAACACCAGATGCAGATGCTGTAGCAGTAGCGACAGTTGGAGTTGCCTCTGTCAACATTCCCCAGGAATCTGACGAGCCTTGCTCCTTCATTGCCTTTTCTTGGTTTTCCAGAAGGACAGCTGTCACAGCCCTTCTGTACGGGTCTTTAATCTCGGGCATATCATCATGATCCAAGACCGGGCCCCATTTTTGTTGAAGTCCTTCAGCTAGATACATTTTTATCTCCTAAAGTTGTTAAAATGTTTAAAAGTTATAGTAAATTAAAAATTAATTATGTCTTTTCATTGCATTGACATAACGACTAATAGATGGATCAATAGTCTCCCCTGTCTCTTCATCTGTTTCAGTATTTTCTACTTCTTCAGTAATTGTTTGAGGAGTATCACTTGTCTTCGGAAAATAATTTTCCTTTAATACTTCAAGCTTCTCTTGGTATTGAGAATCGTCTTCATAATCGATACCATCTGCAAGTTTTGTGAGTTTTTCTTTTTCTGTTTCAGCAAGTTCTTCCGAAACATTTCTTAAAACCTCTTCCCTTTTGAACTTAGCAAGTTCCTTTTTGACATCCACATTAGTATTAATGGATTCATCAAGTTGCTTTTCAAGTTCTTCGACTTTTCCAAAAAGATCATCAACTAAGTCAACTTTCTCTTCTGGAATGTCAATATAATGCTCTTGAAAAAGGTTTTTAAGTCCGGTCATAAAATCTTCTACGAGTTCCGAACGAATTCCTTTTTCTAAAGCTATTTCATTGTCTTTCATCCACTCTTCTACAACGTAATTAAGATAACCATCGACTTTTTCAGACATATTGGTCATATATTCGTCTTTAGCTTCAGAAAGTTCTTTTTTGTATTCATCTTCAAAAACTTGCAGTCTCTCATTTACCTCGGAAATAACTTTAGTTGATACAGCCGCTTCAAATATAGTAGCCGCTTTAGTCTTAAAATCTTCTGAAAGTTCTTCCCCACTAACAATGGCATCAATGTCTTCTTTGACATTAATTTCTAGGTCTTCCTTACTGAGTTTCTTCGATTCTACTGGTTTTTCTTCTTCATCGCCTTCTTCCTCTTCCTCATCATCATCTTGTTCAGAAAGAGTAGCTCCTATAATTTGAGCAAAAGAATCCTGAAGTTCAGATTTCTTCATTGTATTAAGAGAATCATAGATAGCTTTCATCATTCCTGCTTTTGTTTTAGGAATTTCGACAGCTTCTTCTACCTCTTCTTCATCTTCTTCTTCTTCACCTTCTTCTTCATCATCATCTTCTTTTACTCGAGCTTTGGCTTCGTTGATTTCTTCGTCTGAAGATTCCACAGCTTGTTGCTCTTCTTCCAGTTCTTCAGACTGTTGTTCCAAAATTTCTTCAGACATTGAAAATCTCCTGTGTGTTTAAAATAGATTTCTTAGTATTATTTATAAAAATATAAACTTACAAATTGACAATAAAGTCTTCAAATGCTTTAGTAAGGGTCTGTTCCCTACTCTTTCTTGAAGCTTTCTCTATTTGATTTTTATATTCTTGTATTTTAGTCTCTTTTAAAAGACCGTTATCCCAAATCCACTCCTTGCCTTCCATAATTCCAGCAACAAATGCATCGGGTGCCGAAGGATCAGCAACAATATCAGCTGCAGTAGCAAGATAAAAATCTCCCTGCACCTCTTGAATACCATCCTTTACAGGTTTTAATGAACCCATTCCTCTCGATGAAACTCCTAATCGAGCTCCTTCATCAATCAGATTCTTTACAATTTTTCCATACGGTGTATCCAGAATCTTTGCTCTTCCCATAAAATTCTGTTCAACTTCTTGTAATTCTTCAATCATATGTGAAACCCGTTCCAAATTAACTGTTGGACCGTCTGGATGACCCAGCTCACCAAATGCTCTTTTCTTCTGAATAAATTCCGTATTATATCTTTTTGCTTCTTTTTGAAGAATTTCTTGGGGATAGATTCTACCATTTCTATTCTTCGTATTGGCTTGCATAAAAATACCTTCAATAAAATAATTCTTACCACCCTTCTTTGTAGTTTCAGTAAGAAATTCTACATTAGATGCTTCTTCGCTAATAAGTTTCATAGTATCTCTCCCTATTATCCTTCTGGATTTTTAACATGCATACGTTGTTTAAACGCATCCTTCATTCTTTTTCTAATTTCTGGTTTAAGCCTTTTTTCCCATTTACTACCCATTCTCTGTACTTTCATATCGGCTTTCTTTTCTAACCCCGCTTTAACACCAGCAGATGCTGTCTTATATATTCCCATCTTATCCACTATATGCATAGCTTTACTTCGTACCGCTTTCTTAATCGCTCTCTGAACCTTTTCTGGAGTAGGGGGTTTCCTCATAGAAATCGCCCGCTTTCTCGCTATAATCTTTGACTTCTTTCTCATAGTCAAAGATTTTTTCATTCTTTGCTGTGTAGTTAGTTCAGCTATAAATTCAGAGTAAGTTTTCATCT